ACAGCTATCAATAAACTGAAAACCTGCATTATCAATGCATATCATTTCTAAATCGAAGTTATCTGTTAAGTATTTGAAATATTTTATATGATCTTTCAAGTCCCCACCTGCTACTGCGTAATTATGTACAACTGTAGAGTGTTTGGATTCTACATCTAATTCTAAAACGCACATAGCGAAATAATCAGAACTTGGACTATTCGAAAATGAAGGGTCAATCGCCACAAGATACTTTTGGCCAGATAGCCCTCTTATTAAAGTATGCGGAGCCTCGCCATCAGGAATTGTACATTCGTGCATTTTCTTCCCGCTAAAATAAGAGTCACTCCCATCGGTGAATTGAGCGCAATATTCTCGTTGAAAAGAAGAGTGGCTTTGTCCTCCGTTCTGAGCTTCTTCAATGACGGTTGAATCAATCATGTGCTCTGGTAGTGATTCCCAGCCTAGTTGAGATATAAAATAAGTAGTGTCTCCAACCGCAGAATCATCGTAAATGTTTTGCATCCACTCTTTGTAAGTCTTATATAAATTCTCAAAAGTATAAGATGCTGAAGATAGGGCTATCATTTTGGAATTATTGGTAAACTCCATCCTATCGCTTTCCTTCATTAATCCTTTTTCAATTAGCCCATCCTCCATCTCTCTTATCTCGATGCGCTCCTTCATATCTTGAGGCGCAACCAAAAATGGCATTAACACGGTTTTGATCGTGTCCTCTGGCAACAATAAGTACTCGTCTAAGACAAGAACGTTCGCTCTGAAACCACGAATTTTCTCTCCGCTTAACGGGATAGCGGTAATCGACCCACCATTTATTTGCCACTCGAACGCATCGTTTCTTTTAGCTTTTGCCCCGAATGCTTGTTGTAGTAGCCCCGCGCCCTTTGACTCAACTAACTTTTCTAAGTTGTTAAATATAAATCTAGCTGTACGGAATGTGGGACCAGCTATCAGGATCTTCGTTCTTGGCTCGAAAATACATTGTAAGAAGCAGAAGACCGAAGCTATGAATGTTTTACCGCAACCACGTCCCCAGACGCACATAGAGAAATTTCGGTTCATCATCCCTTTAAGGGTGATTTCCTGAAACTCTGCTAATTTTATCCCAGATATTAACTCGGTAGTAAACGCCAGATTACCTCTTAGGAATTTAGCTAAAGATATCTTTGCGTCGTTGTCATCCAACTCGCCTTTAAGATTTAATATCTCTTGATTAACATCGCTGAGAGGTCTTTTGTATTTTTCTGGGCAATACCACATTATAATTTAGAAGTGTCGTACATGTACTGTAAATCCAACTGAGAATAATACCAAGTGTTTGAAAAAATCTCTTTCATAACTCTCGAAGATTCGTCTCTACCATCCACAAATAAAAATTGTATGTGACTAAACTCTTGACATAAATCTCTCATTCTTTTGAGGATATAACCCGGATTCATTTTTGTAGCTTTATGTATGCGCTCTTTTGAACCTATTTCTCTCTCTCTTTTGAAACTCATCGCATTAGCAAATACAGATTCCACAAGTACCACTAAAAAACAATTGTTATCAGCGGCCTTCATTATTTCTCTTTTAAACCTATCGTAATTTTTGGGGCTCAATGTAGATACAAAATCAGCTAATGATTTTCTTTCTATTCTCATTGGAGATCCAGATTCTTTTTCATCACTACGACAATAGTCTCCGAATTTTAAGCCATGAACTTTTGTGGCCAATGATTCAAACTCCAATGGCCTCTGCTCTCTAGTGTCCACATATATCGTATAGTCCTCATCGGGCTCAGGCTTCTCTATGTCTTGGTAATTTTTAAATTTATTAATAAGTCCAATGTTAGAGCAAAATTCGTAGTAGTCTCCAAAAATTTCGTTGCTTTCCTGCACAGAAGGCCACATCAGACTCCTTAACTCTACCTCGCTAGGAGAGTATCTAATTTTTCCATCGGCTTTTCTCTCTTCAAAAAGTTTTTTGCAAAATTTCTGAACTTCGTAGGATTCTGAAGAGTTTCTCCATAATCTGAAATTGGTAGCAGATAAAAAATATTTTTTCTTATAACTTTCTACGTTCTTAAACTCTATCTTTTCTCCGGTCAACAAATCAAACTTAGGGAAATACTTTTCATAATATTCCTTCGTCTTTATCCCATGACTTCTTAGGTGGAAGTGCAAGGACTTTTCTGTGTCAAAAGTTTTTAAGCAAATGACGCACTTATATTTTTTCTTACCCATTTAAGACTTCGTCTTCGCTAATTCCCATGACACGAGCCTTTATCTCGTCCATGCTTGAAATCCTATTGACCTCTCCCTTAACAGATTCTTTCCTCAACTCCGCAAGATTAACCATTTTTTCTCTAGTCTCCTGCTCTTTCCAAGCCTCGACTAAGTTCAAAATACTGGCGTTGTCTTGTTGTTGCTTAGATAGCCTTTTACTTCTCTTTTCTTTCAAGTCATCCAAGAGCTTTTGTTGCCTGTTAACACATTGGTTGTATTCGGTTTGAGCAGAGCTTATAGCATCGGACAATCCCATTGAAATCCTGCGTCCATCTGTATCATCAGCAATGTTGTCTAGCATTGTTGATAACCTGTTAATTCTTATCTGGATATTGGATGAAATTACAACTTCTGTGGAGAGCACGATATACTGGTCAACTTCCTCCTGAGTTAGGTCTGATTTATCATGCGTATATCTAACGAAACTAGACTCAAATAATTCTCTTTCAGTATTTGTGCCGTATGTACTTGCTTGATGAATAAACCTATAAGCACTCATGTAAGACATACAAGCCTCTACCCCTTTTCTTGATTTAGGAGTTATCTTGTCTTTATCTATTTGAGGGCTAACGTATTTGTTTATACGCGCAAGAGTAGTGATAAATGTTTTCGGGGGCTTGTAACCTTCTGTGGTATTTTCTGTTTCATTAATGCCTATAGATTCTACGGGAAGGGTTCTTATGTATTCAAAAACAGCCTTAGTCTCTTGATGCAAGTTCGTTAAAGAGTCATCCTTAAAAACAATCTTAGCTATTTCAACGCCGCTCATTAAAGCAACATTATTGTCGATAAACTCTTTTTGCTCGTTAGTAAGAGAAACTTTTCTTTTTCTTACGTAGTCATGGCCACTAGCAGGTTTTATGTTTCTACTTAATAGAGCTTCTGTTACAGCTTTTCCGTAAACACTTCTCCCATCTTTAAGAGAATCTTCTATATCTGGAAACACATAACTAATTAACTCTTTTCTAGACGGAGGGTTATCTTCTCTCTCTGTCCAAAAATTAACCAAAGAATCTATTTGGTCTTCTGTAAGTTTTATTTCTTCCTTGCTCATATCTCTATCATACCTTTTTTTATAGCCTCTTTAGCTTTGCTAATTATTTTCTTCTGAACATTCTTTATCTGTTTATAACCGGGACTTCTATTCTTTTCTGTGGTTTTGTATCCCATTTCTTTAGCTGCCTCCTCCTCGCTAATACCATCTATGTAAAGCAATTTATAAACTTTCCATTCTAATGGTTTAAGCAAAATTTTCATTGCAGCGTGTAGTTTTTGAGACGCCGCTATCACGTCAAAACTATCATCAAATTTTTGGTGGACTTCCTGAGAATGGTTTTCTATAGCGACTGGCAACTTTGCGTCGTAGCAAGTTTTTTTATTTCTTAACCAGTTTGAGTAGAGGGGACACTTTTCACTTTGGGTTTCGTAAATTGTGCAAAGATTATAATCTTGAGCGGCAGCACATTTTAAACATGGTCTTGAGAAGTTGCCGTAATTATTTCTTATTAAGTTTTTTATTTGGTTCGTTATTATTCTATTTAACCACGGGGAAAGAGGTTTCTCGGGATTATAAAGATGCCACTTTTTAAATATATGTATACGTATTATCTGTGAAACATCATCGTAATCCATCCAGTTAAGAATGGTGAGGTTCCATTTCGCTCTCCTCTTTTTGATCTCCCCATTTATAAGATCTATATGATCCTCAAAAACAGGTTTTACCAAAGGAGCCGATTTTTTCTTTTTTCTCGGCAAGATTAGTTATCTCTACTGGATTTGGCACCTGCTTCATTAGAATACTGTTTTAGAAAATCTTCTTTAGAAATTTTATCTTCTGTTCCTCTGGGGCCGAACTCTGAGCTATTGGATGCCCTGCTTCCCATTACTTGAGATAGGTTTTGCTTTTTTGGAATAGATACATCGAAATCCAATTTAGAAATATTTAAATTAAATGATTCAGAACCATCCTCTATTCCAAAAGCGTCTTCATTTACTGGAGGCTTAGGTTCACGCTTAACTGTGGGGGTTTTTTGGGGAGCCTTAGGGGGCTTCTGGTCAAAACCAAAAGAAGAAAATTTATGTCCACAATGAGGACAGAAATTAGGTGGCTGTACACTA